CTATACCGCACTTACAGCCCCAGCTACTAGCCCTGCAAGCCCATTAGGCACTTACACAGTCGCTAAATTCATTACTGGGGTCAATTCAAGTGACCTAATTAACATCAACTTGCATAAAGACCGCCTTTATTTTGTTGAAGAAAACACTTTAAATTTTTGGTATTTACCTGTAAACGCTATTAGCGGTGCTGCAACTTCCTACCCACTAGGTGCTATTGCCCGTAATGGTGGTTTTATTATGGCAATGGGTACTTGGACTTTAGATGCAGGTTACGGGGTAGATGATTACGCTGTTTTTATCACTAATAACGGTGAAGCCATTGTTTTTAAGGGTTCTGACCCATCAGACCCTACCGACTGGTCGTTAATTGGGGTATGGCAACTAGGCCAAGTGTTTGCAAGGCGGTGTTTTTTCAAGTTTGCAGGCGATTTATTGCTAGTTACGCAAGATGGCATAGTTCCATTGGCTTCTGCCCTGCAATCTAGCCGTTTAGACCCTAGAATTAACATAACAGACAAGATTTATTACGCTGTTAGTGAAGCCGCAGACCTATATAGTACCGAATTTGGGTGGCAAATCCACTATTACGCTAAACAGAATATGCTGATATTCAACATTCCTGTTATTGGCGGTCAACAGCAGTTTGTAATGCACACCATTACTAAAGCCTGGGCTAACTTTACTAACATAAAAGCCACTTGTTTTGAGGTATATGACGAAGATATGTATTTTGGCGGCAATGGCTTTGTAGGCAAGTTTTGGGATGGTTTATCCGATAATGACACCAACATTAAGGCTTCTTGTCAGCAGGCATATAGCTATTTTGACGCTAGAGGGCAGTTAAAACGCTTTACTATGGTACGGCCTATTCTATTTACCGATAACGGCACACCAACTGTTTTATGCGGTATAAACACCGATTTTGACACCCAAAACAATGTAGGTCAGGTTACATTTAACCCAGCCTTAGTTTCTGTTGGTATTTGGGACACTTCTGTATGGGATAACGCAGATTGGGGCGGTGGTAATACTATTTCTAAACAATGGCAAGGCGTAACTGGAATAGGTTATGCGGCAGGTATTATCCTAAATATTGCATCGCAAGATATTGATGTACGCTGGGCAAGTACTGATTTTGTAATGGAAAAGGGTGGAGTGCTGTAATTGAGACAAGTTACTACTGAAAACCAACGGTATATGGGGGATTGGCTAGTCAGAATGATGAACCACCCCTTACCAGAAGAAACAGTATGTATCGGGCAAGAAATAGACGGTAATTTGGTAGCAGTAGTGGGATATTGCAGTTTTATGCCAAATGCTTGTCAAATGCACATTGCAGCAGTAGATGAAGTAAATTGGATGAGTCGAGATTTATTGTGGGCAGCTTTTGATTACCCCTTTAATAAACTAGGAGTTAAGGTTATACTAGGTCAAATTTGCGGTAGTAATGAAGATGCAATTAGACTAAACCGACACCTTGGTTTTAAAGTGGTAGCTGAAATACCTGATGCTCACATGGATGGGGATTTAGTAATTATGGCTATGAAAAAAGAGGAGTGTCGGTTTCTTAACATCCGATGCTCTCTAAACAAGGGAGAATGACATGGGTGGTGGTGGATTTTTAGGATTAGGGCCTGCGCCAAGTGCGCCTGCTGCGCCTGACTACTCGGCTGCGGCTAGAGAAACAGCACAAGGCAATGTGGATGCTGCCCGTATAGCCACAGCAGCAAACCGTGTAAACCAATATACCCCTTATGGTTCGCTTGAATACACCATGTCAGGCGAAGATAAGTATGGCAATCCAATGTGGTCTGCTACACAAAAATTTAGCCCTGAACAACAACGACTTTTAGATATTCAAAACCAATTAAGCCTTGGAGTAGGTCAGCTTGGTACAAAAGGTCTTGAATATGTAGGACAACAATTACAAAACCCATTTGATGTAAGCCAATTACCAAGTTTAGGTATCAATCCTGGCGAAACCTACTCTGATGCAATGATTCGTAGACTTGCACCCCAAATGGAGCAAAGTCGAGGAAAGTTAGAGCAGCAATTAGCTAATCAAGGCATTGGTATCGGTTCTGAAGCCTATGACCGCGCTATGCGTAACTTTGACCAAAGACAAAATGATTTATTGTTGGGCGCACAAACTCAAGGCTTGCAGTCTGGATTACAAGCTCGTCAACAACAGTTTGGCGAACTAGCTTACCGCAGAAACGAACCATTAAATGTGCTTAGTGCTTTGCGTACTGGTTCACAAGTAACTGCACCAAGTTATGTTAATTCTTCACAGCAAGCAACAACGGCAGGCCCTGATTTGCTAGGTGCTGCCGGTATGCAATATAACGCTCAAATGGGTGACTTTAATGCAAAACAAGCCGCACAACAGAACTTTAACCAAGGTTTAATGGGTCTTGGCGGTGCTGGAATTATGGCTTTTTCTGACATTCGCATGAAAGAAAACATCAAACAAATTAATTGGTTACCTAATGGTTTACCTGTTTATGAATTTGAATACAAGCCTGAATTTAAAGACCAGGCAGGTCATGGCAAATTTGTAGGTGTAATGGCTCAAGAAGTTGAAATGGTTAAGCGTGAAGCGGTTATTACCAACGATAATGGCTACAAAATGGTTAATTACGGACTATTAATATGAACTACGACCCCTATTATTTAGCTATGACCCAAATGGGTAACCCAACACCGCAAATGCAAGATATTGGCGGTTTAAGCCCTGTATTCCAAAACATTGCAGCGCAACAAGCAAACCAAAATGCCGTTATGCAGCAAGGTCAAGGAATGACTCAAGCTGCTGGTCAAACAGGTCAAGGTGGTGGCATGAACCCAATGATGATGGCTTCTTTGTTGCGTAAAAAAGACCCAACCAAGCCTGCACCTGTAACGGATTACAGCCAGCCTATGCCAAATTATTTAGACCCAGCATATCAACAGGCAGGTTATTGATATGGTTGCCCAAAATATGTCCCCAGAAGAATACGCTCAACAACAAGCGTTAACTCGTCAACAACAAATGGCAACCCTGTTAATGCAACAAGGTATGCAACAGCCCCAAGGCCAAATGGTTAGTGGTCGATATGTGCCAACTTCTTTTTTTCAAAACCTTGTACCCCTTGCAAACATTGCCGCATCTAAATATATAGGTCAAAAAGCAGACACAGAACAAGCTAAATTAGCAGCTGCTATCCGTCAAAATCGTGCGGCTGCTGAAGAATCTATCCTTAATAAAGTTACGGGAACTCCAGACCAAGTTACTGAAATGGCAGGCCCTTATGGGGTTAGTGGCGGTGGTCAAAACATACCTATGCCTGTTGCAGTACAACCAGGCATGAAACCTGATTTATCTGCTGCTTTGCGTGAAATTAGCACAAATCAATATGGTGCAGGTAAAGATTTAAAGCCAGCCATTCTTAAACAAATGATGCCTGAAGATACATCAGACTATAAAAACTACCTTAAAGTTAAGGCAGAAGGATATCCCGGCACATTTAACCAGTATCAAGATTTGGAAGCAAATCGCAAGCGCCCAGTTTCTACAACCAATATTCTTAATTCTATGGGCAAATCCATTGCTGGTGAAGTTGGCCCAATAATGAAAGAAGCACAAGGAATTGCACAAGCGGCAGTTAAAACAGAAGATACTGCTAACCGCATCATCCAAGCAGTTGATAGCAATAAATTGTTTACTGGTACGGGCGCGAATGTTCGTCTAGGTGCAGCACAACTAGCTAATACATTAAATCTTGGTGGTGGAACGCTAGAAACCAAAATTAACAATACTCGTCAAGCCATGCAAGGTCTTGCAGAATTAACTCTACAAGGCCGTCAACAGATGCGTGGTCAAGGTGCTATTACTGAGTCTGAAAGCAAATTGGCTGAAAGAGCTATTTCTGGTGATATTAGTTTCACACCTGGCGAGATTAAACAACTTGCTAATGCTGCTAAACGCTCGGCTGATTATTCTTATGGGACATATCAATCAAAATTGAATGAAATGTTAAAGAATCCTGATACTGCAGGGTTAGTTCCATATTATCAAGTACCAAGAGTACCCCCACTTAATGCTATGCCAGGTCAAGCTGATATTGATGCTGAAATTGCTCGCAGACAAGGAAAGAAAAAATAATGGATTTATCCAAACTTTCTGATGCCGATTTAATGGCTTTAAAAGCCAATGACTTGTCTAAAATGTCTGACGAAGGGTTGATGGCATTAAAAGGCGGTCAACCAACCGCACAACCAACAAGACAAGTAGCAGAAATACCACAATGGCAATCAGCGATTGTAGGTGCTGGAAAAGGTATTGTTGACCCTGCATTAGCTATTGCTCAATATAGTGGTGGTAGACCTGCAGAAGTGTCTCAGGCTATTCAACAACGCATGAAGCCGTTTCAAGAAGCAAACCCCATGACATTTGGCGCTGGTCAAATTGGTGGTGGAATGTTAGCTGGTGGCGCTTTATTCAAAGGCGCAAGCATGATTCCTAGTTTTGCTAGGGCAAACCCTTATATTCAAGGTGCTGCCATTGGCGGTGCTGCAGGCGCATTAACTCCGACAGAAACAGGTGTTAGTGGCATGGAAGCAGTTCAAGAAATACCGCAAAAAGTAGGTGTAGGTGCATTAGGTGGTGTAGGTGGAACGGCTATTGGTCGTGGTGTAGCTAATGTGGTCGCACCAAGGTTAAATGAAGCGGCTCAGAAATTAATTGGTGAAGGTGTCAATCTAACGCCTGGTCAAATGATGGGCGGTGCATTACGCAGAATAGAAGATAAATTAACTAGCGTACCTTTACTTGGTCAAGTAATTGATTATTCTCGTACTAAAGGTATTGAAGAATTTAACAGAGCCGCTTATAAACGAGCTTTAGACCCTATTGGCGGTACTGTGCCAAAAGAAACAGGTCGTGCTGGGGTAGAAGCAGTTAAAACGCAAATTAGTGATGCTTACAACACCTTGCTTCCTAAAATGACTTTTGTGCCAGACAAACCATTATTTGACAGTTTGACTTCATTACCCAAGACAGTTGTTGGTTTACCAAAAGCTGAAGGAAAAATGGTTGCTGACAATGTAAAAGAGATTATTCAAAAACATACCCCTGCAAATGGGTTAATTAGTGGAAATTCCTTTAAAGCTATTGAAGAAGATATTAGCAAATTAGCTTCTGCTTATAAAGGTGCAAGAGGTACAGACGCATTTATTGGTGACGCTTACAAAACTGCTTTAGGTCAAGTAAGAGCAGGATTAGCAAGAAGCAACCCTGATTATGCAAAGGAATTAAATAAAATTAATACAGCTTTTGCAAACTACGCAAGAATTAGAAAAGCTGGTTCTATGGCTAATACTCAAGAATTAATTACGCCATCACAAATGGCTGCGGCAGTTAAAGCATCTGATGAGTCTGCTGGTAAAGGCGCAACAGCAACAGGTAAGGCGTTAATGCAAGACCTTACTGACGCTGGAGTTGAAATATTGCCCAGTAAAATACCTGACTCTGGTACTGCAGGCCGAAGTGCATTAGTAAGTGCTTTATTAGGTGCAGGTGGCGCTGGTTCATATCAAGCATTTCCTACGGTAACTGCGTTGGGAGCAGGTATAGCAGGTACTGCCGCATTACCGTATATGCCAGGTGTTAGAAATGTAGTTACATCGGCAATAGGAAAACGCCCAGAAAGTGCAAAAAAACTAGCAGATGCAATTCGTGAATTAGCACCTTACTTTGCTGCACCTGCGGCTCAAACATCAGTCGGAGAATAAATTATGTCAAGAAACGGGTCAGGGGTCTATACACTCCCAGCAGGTAATCCAGTAGTATCAGGTACAGTTATTGCAAGTTCATGGGCTAATAACACCATGAATGACTTGGCTGCTGCCATGACGGATTCAGTAGCGGCAGACGGTCAAACCCCGATGACTGGTTCATTAAACCTGAATAGTAACAAAATTGTTAATTTGGCTACAGGTACAGTTGCTACAGATGGAGTTAACTACGCTCAATTTAACACCCCTACTTTTGGCGGTGCGGTAGTTTGTTCTTCTACTTTAACGGTTACTGGTGCTACCCTTTTAAGCAGCACTTTGGCGGTTACTGGCGATGCTTCTTTTAACAGTACAGGTCAAGTAAAGCTACCTAACGGAACAACTGCCCAGCGTTCTGCTACTCCAACCGTAGGTTCGGTACGATTTAACACTACATTACAGACTTTTGAAGGCTATTCAACCTATAGCGGTCAAACCATTAGTTCTATTACCCGTGTAACAACTACAGCTACCCTAACAACTGCTGCAAACCATAACCTGACTACAGGTACTTTTGTAACGGTTAGCGGTGCTACCCCTGCCGAATATAACGGTACATTTAGCATTACTGTAACTACCCCTACTGCTTTTACTTACACCATGTTGGCTACCCCATCAGGTTCAGCAACAGTAGTAGGGTCGTATAAAGTAGGTGTTTGGGGTCAAATTGGCGGTGGTGCAACAGGCAATGGCGGTGACCAAATATTTGTAGAAAACGGTCAAACAGTCACAGCTTCCTACCAAATACCTGCTACCAAAAATGCTTCAAGTGTTGGCCCAATTACGATAAACTCAGGGGTATCGGTTACTGTTCCTAGTGCTAGTCGCTGGGTCATTCTTTAAGGAAAATATATGTCTATTGTCTTATTAGGCTCAACAAGCGGAAGTTGTACGCTACAAGAACAAGCGGTAGCTGGTACTAGCGTTTTAACATTACCAGTCGGCACAGGCACAGTCGTTGCTAATAATGTGAATAGTGCGATTGTTAGCGGAACTGCCGTAGCTTCTACAAGTGGAACTAGCATTGACTTTACTAGCATCCCTAGCTGGGTTAGGCGCATTACTGTAATGTTTAGTGGTGTAAGCACAAATGGCTCTAGTTTACAACAAATTCAATTAGGTACTGGCTCAACTACATTTGTAACATCAGGATATGGTGGAGCAGCAACAAATTTTGTTTCACCTAGTTCTCTTGGTACAAACTCTTACACAAGTGGGCTTGTTGCTTCATTAAGTGGTGATAGTGCTGCTACAGTTAATGGTCAAGCAGTTTTTACAAATATATCTAGCAATACTTGGGTTGGAACATTAATTGCTGCTAGGGCAGACACAGGTCAAAGTGCCATTGCCTCTACAACTATAACTCTTGGTGCAACATTAACAGGTATTCGCATTACTACAGTAAACGGCACAGACACCTTCGATGCTGGCTCAATTAACATTCTTTACGAATAAGGATAAATCATGGCAGTCATATTAAATGCAAGCACTAGTTCAGGGTTTATTCAAACAGCCGATACAAGTGGTGAACTTAGCCTACAAAGCAACGGTACTACTAAGTTATCTGTTTTGTCTACTGGTGTATCAGGAACTTTAGTTAGCGGTACAGCTGTAGCTTCTACAACTGGAACTTCAATAGACTTTACTGGTATTCCAAGTTGGGTTAAGCGTGTAATTGTAGTTTTTAGCGAAGTTAGTACAGATAGTACATCAGGCCCATTATTGCAATTAGGCACTTCAGGCGGATTTGAAATAACAGGTTATTTAAGCACCGCTATGCAAGTAACTACCGCTACTGCTAGTTCGTCTAACTCAACTGCTGGTTTTATTGTTCGTTCAATATTAGCGGCAAATGTCTTATCAGGAACTTACACTTT